TGGTTATAATCAAGCATGTTTTTGATCCCAAAGGGGCCAAGATTTTGGCCCAGATACCGACTGGTGTTCTTTTGTCGTGGAAGTTGCCGCGAGAACTAAAGTCCATGCCTAGCTTGAATAGTTGGGCTGGGGCGACACCTGGCGAGGTGTGTTATGTGTTACAATCTTATCCTGAGGCTACGGTGAGCACAGGGAAGATTGTTAGCCATTCAAAGGGCTGTGGGGATCCTGATAGTACGTGGGGCACCTGTGGTGCTCCTTGGGTAAATGCTAAGGGTGTGGTTATAGGTGCGCACCTTTGGGGTAATCCAGCCAAACAAGTTAATGGATATATATATCCTGGTATTAATGCGCAGGAGGCGCTGGCGATGGATTTAAACGGCCAGGCGACAGATGGTCGCCCGGCAATATCGTAAATCCTATATATGCTCAGTATCCTAGGGAAGTAGGATGGTTTCCCTTGGTTTTTTTACAGAGGATGCTGAGCTTAGTTGCAATACCATCTGATATGTATAGAGAAGTGTTTACAGTGGGCAAGTCTGAACGTATGCCATATTTGTTTACAGTGCGTGTGTTTGGCAATCGCTCTATGAAGCGGAAGGACAACGACTACACTAAGTTAACTTGTATAGATCGTCGACTGTTTACTTTTATGTTGGCGACGTATCCGCATTTGGTTGACGGTCAAGCGTTGCGTGATAATCCGTACCATTTTGTTCGTCCAACAGCTTATGGTGAGTACATGTCGTTGTCACAATTTGCCAAAGATGAACCAGCTTTTTATAAAAATATATTGTTGAAAGCTACAGATATGACCGCTAGAGCCATGCAGTGTTTAAATGGTTCGCGTAGATTGCCGGCGGATGAGGCGGCGGTGTTTATGACGCGGAAAAAATCGCCACGGTACCCCTGTTCGCTTATCTTCTTAGATAAAGGCCATGCCTTAGACAATAGTCTGTATTGGCATTATTATGAGGGCTTTAAAAGCCGAATCCTGGATGGACAACGTCCGGTTACCTTTATGAAAGGTTTTGTTAAGAGAGAGCCTAAAAAGATAGAGAAGATTTATGGTCACAGTCCTAGGACTATTTTGTGTGTGCCTATGGAAATGACCCATTTGGGTTATGAGTTGTTTCGTGATCAGCATGAAAAGATGATGGCGTCAGGGATGAGGGGTGAGAACCCGTGTTGGGGTGGAACGTCGAAGTTTTATTTTGGGTGGAATAAGTTGGCCAAGCGTTTGGGTCGCTTTCCACACAAGTTCGACGGTGATTGTAAGAACTGGGATAGATCCTATTTTACGGCGCTTTTTAAAGCCGTTAAAAACATCCGAGCAGGCGCTTTTAGTGAGATAACGAATGATTTATTATTGTTTATTAATTTTTATTACAAAAATATATCTCAATCTCCAATAGTAGGGTCTTTGGGTGATGTCTTTATGAAGTTGATGGGTCAACCCTCTGGCCAATTTAATACAATGACTGACAATTCGATCGGTCAGGTGATCCTGTGGTGCTACCATTGGTTAGTATTTGTGGTGCCTAGGGTTCATTCCACATCCCCCACTTGGGAGAGTTTTATGGAACACGTGGAATTGGTCGTTATGGGTGATGATGTGATTTACTCCTGTTCGCAGGAGGTCGTGCAGTGGATGACGCCTGATATGGTGGACATCACATTCACGTCATTAGGTTTTGGATTAAAGTATGTATCATCTAAACCTAGACCGATGGATGAGCTAGAATTTTGTTCAACTGGCTTTAGGAAAGAAGAAGAGGGGGTCTATGTCCCGTTCTTGCATTTTGATAAATTGATGGCCTCGTTGTGTTATGGGAACCAAGCTAAAATTAACCCATCTCTCCCCGAAAGTGTGCAGGTTCGTCGCACGCTTATACGTTTAATGGCCCTTCGAATAGAAGGTTATTGGAATATTGAGTTTAGAGATCTCATTGATGAGGCTATTCAGTGGTTCGTGGCAGATTATCGGCTTCAGTTGCAGTATGGCTTTGTTAAGTCTGACTCAGACCCTTTGAGTGGCGAGCAGATACAAGCATTGTACTTCACTCATTATGAGATGCGTCGTTTGTATGGATTTGGAGCCCAATATGAGAATGAAACACTTCTAGAATACTTGGGATGGATATCCCGTGAATATCTCTAGTTAGGTTATATTAAATGATCAGCCTAACAAAAATGTCGAAAGAAGGCGGTGAATCCGCAGGAAAGGAAACTATATATGACGTTGAAGTGGTAACTCCGTCAAGTAACCCCGCGTGGTGGAATCCTGAGAATTTACAATTTAAATATCATGGTAATTGGGGGGGCCCAGGCTATGGTGCAGGTGTGTACACTAAATCCCGAGATGTTGATTGGGATGTTGAGCCTGTTGATGAGCTGGATGCCCTTTATAGGAAGCATGATTATGATTATGGAGTTTTGGACCACGACGACGCGGATAATTTGTACCTG